TAACGCAATTAATGTGGAGGATGCTCTAAGGGCTGAAACACAAGTTATATTGGGAAAATCAAGTACCAATATTGCAGATGCTATAAACGACTACTATAAAAGTTTGACTAAACCTAGGCAGGTTCCCGATAGTGAATCTAATAAAACAAGTCGTAATAATTTTACAACGGTTCCTGCCGAAATAGAGCTAGCTGATGAAATATCATTTTTAGTTGCTCCAGAAATATTAAATGCAAAAATAGTCCCTGACAGGTTTGACCCGCAGAATACGCCTACTGAGATTGATAATTTATCAAAACAGTTTGGACAAGCGTTAAAAGGTTCTGTAACTATTGACAAATCAAAACAACTTTTTCGTATTAACAGAGGTACAAACTTGGTTCAACTTATATCCCATATTGTGGTCAGTAGCAACTATATCAATAAAAATATAATAAAAGATATTGAAAATAACAAAAATGAAACTAGTAAGACAAATATGCCTATTTCTTGGTTTAAAGTTAAACCCAAAATCATTGATGTGATAGGTTGGGATAAAAAAACAGGCAGGTATGCTTTTAAAATAAGATATGATGTTGTTCCCACGGACGTTTATTACAGTGATTTTCCATGGGCACCTCCAAGTAAACCTAAGGGACAGGGTATTCATAAAATTTACAATTATATTTTCACTGGTGAAAATACACAAGTAACAGGGTTTGCATTAGATTTTGATACGGCATACTATCAGGCACATACTTTAGGAACAGGTGTACCTGTAGACAATAAAACTCATGACACTTTTGCATCTCCTCAAATAAGGACCACACCCAAAAGTACTGAAGGTGAAAGCTTAAAAACAGATACAACAGTTGAAGAAAAACGTGCAAAAGATTTATTCAGTACAATAATGCATGATGGTACTGATCTTATTGGGTTAAAATTAGATGTTGTAGGAGATCCTGCATATATTCCTACAGGGGATAGTTTTTGGCAAGATAAAGAACTAAGAAGGGAACTGTATAATACTCCCTACATGCCAGACGACACATTAAATTATGATTTAAGTCCTCCCTATATACAGGTTAATCTAAAAACTCCAATTGACTATGATGATCTGTCAGGTCTAGCTAATCCAAACACCAATAGTAAGTATTCTACGAGTGAATTTAGTGGAGTTTATCAGATTGTTGAAATACAAACTACTTTTGCAGGAGGCATATTCTCTCAAAAACTAGAAGGGTTCAGAACTCATATGCAGCCAGTAAAAGATACAGTTGTTCGTAGTAAAGAATCTGGCAAATATTTGGATAACCAAAGGGCTATTCAAGAACAAAAAGATATAGAAGAAGCGAACATGATAGGATATGGTCTTGGTGCTACGCCTGTTAAAGTAAAATCAACTGCGGGTGCTAAAGTACGTGCTAATGTACCTACAACAAGTGAATCCTTGCAAGATGATCCTGCTCTAGTAGAATTAGACAACCAGCGAAGGATAAGTGAACAGTTGCAAGATGATCCCAGTTCAATTACTAATTTAGATAGTAATACTAATTTGGGTGGCAGATCTAAAGTAACTAACTTACCTTTTAACATAGATCTGTTGCCAACAGACTTTTAAAAAAACAAAGGATAGGATATGGCTAATGTTTGATTATACAAATTTAGGGGCAAAGGGTGGCGATAAAGATTTCAAAACTGAAGACGTCCGCGGAATACATGAAGATAAAGGCATAGTAATTGGTATTGTAAAGGTAAATTCACATCCAACTCATATGGGCGTTTTAAGTGTATTCATCCCCCAATACGGAAATACTGGTACTCAAACTGGTAAACCTCTTGAAGAAACTACCTCGCAATGGCGACAGGTTAGATATGCAACCCCGTTTTACAGTAGATCTGAAGCCCAGGACGGTACAAAGAGTGTAGGTGGTATAGTTTATCCGTGTCCGGACATTGGAACACGAGTCCTTTGTGTGTTTCCAGAAGGTAGAAATGCTGAAGGTTTTTGGTTTGCCTGTGCACCTGATGCATATATGATGCAAACATTACCTGAATCTGGGATGACTAGTAATTTTGTTAGTGAAGGAAGTGATGGCCCTAGACATACTCGTGCACCTGCGCTCGACCTAAATGATCGTATAGAAGATACTAGTAAATTAACTAACTGGCTCAAACCTAAAAGGAAAATAGATTTAGACTCTTTTAGTTCATTAAAGAAACAGGGATTAGATAAGGACGAATTTCGAGGTCTTACGACCAGTAATTACATGCGTGAGACTCCTAGTGAACTTGTAGGTATAACAACAAAGGGAAGGCGAAAATCTAAAACCGGTGTAGACATATCAAAAACACCTGTTATAAGTAGTCTCAAAAATAACCCGGCTACTAAATTAGTGGGAGATGACCTTAACACACTTCTTGGGAAATCCGGAAGAGCTCGTGGCCACTCACTAACCATGGATGATGGTGATATTGAAGGTAACAACAATCAGGTACGTATAAGAACAAGCCATGGTCATCAAATACTACTGCATGATACAGAAGATTTTATTTACATTAGTAATTCCAGCGGCACATCATGGATTCAGATGGATAAGAAAGGTCAACTTGACCTATACAGTGAAACCAACGTTAATGTTCGTAGTAAAAATATAAATTTCCATGCAGATCAAAATATTAAGTTTCATGCTAAGTCTACTATTCAATTAGTAAGTGAAAACACAACACACTTAGAGGGAGGAACTCTTATAGATGTATTTTCTGGCAAAGGATCAGCAAGAATGTTTGGCTCGAAGGGGATTGACATTAAGAGTGGTTCAGCAGCAAATATTGAATCCTCAGGCACAATGAATCTTAAAGCTGGACCATCACTTAACGTTAAAGCAGGTTGTATAGCTCTACAAGGAAGTGCAGCAGGAGCAGCCAAAGGCAAAGCTATACCTTTAGCAACTCTAAAAGATACTATGATTGATGGTAAAGGTTTTTGGAATGCCAATAACGAATTAAAAACAACAGTGGATCGTGCGCCAACACACGAGCCTTACGTAGAACATGGAATAACAACACAACCTACAGTGTTTAATGGAGATATTAATAAAACAGTTTCATTTCCCAAAAATCCTCCTGTGGTTAGCGACGATGGTTTAGATAGTATCCTAGAGGGTGCCAACAGTGAAAAAATTAACGAAGCAGTTTTAGTGAACCAGTCTTTACCAGATCCTCTGGGTGTTCTAGATGCAAATAACATGAGATCTATTTCAGCTGGCATTTCAGAGTTAGTAGGTAGCAATGGAAAATATAATCATGTTGATAGTGTAACGAGGGCTATAGGTAAGTTTGGACTTACTACACAAACTTTAAAAGAGCAAGGATTTATTAAACCTGAAGCTGTCTTTAATGGCCAACTATCTGATCCTAGAATTTGGACTGGAAAAAATGGTGTTGGTGATCTAGACGACTTTTTTGCTAACTCTTTTCTTCAAGAAGACATATTCCAAAAAGATCTGGCAAAAAAATATCAAGAATTAGCTACTAATGGCGGTATAAAAGCTACAGATGCACCCAATGTCGTATCAGCTATGCTAACAGCATCATATGCGTCTGGATCTGATTATGCAAAAAAATTAAGGGCTGGCGAATTTTTAGAACCTAAGCCTATACCAGGCACAACAGTTATTGAATCTTCTCAAGACTTGTATAAAAAGCTATCCACATATGCTCAAAAGGGAGCAAGTGCTTATGAACAATCCAGAGAGAACTTTGATTACTTTGCTAGGCAAGGTTTATACATATAGGGTAAATAACATACTATGTCTTTATACCGTGGCTATACTACTTTAAATAACAGTTTCCAATCAGTAAGCCTGTCTGATGAAGATCTTATTAAGCGCGATATATTAAACCATTTTGCTATACGTAAGGGTGAAAAATTATTCAACACTGACTTTGGATCAAGTATATACGAGTATATAATGGATCCATTAACTGAAGAAACAAAAGATGCCATTCTTCAAGAAGTGCAAACCACAATTGATTACGATCCTAGGGTAATTGCGCAAGATATAATAGTATCTGAATTTGATAATGGTATTCAAGTAGAAGTTGACTTGGTTTTTGTGGCTACTGATGCTAGTGAGCGATTACTAATCACATTCTTACGTGATAATAACCTATAATATACGTATATTCTATAACAAATAAATATAGTATAACAACGTGAGATAAATTAATGGCTAGTACCACTAGAGAATCAAACTTATTTGCTGCTGAAGATTGGACAAAGATTTACGAAGCATTTAGGGAAGTTAACTTTCAAAGTTACGACTATCAGACTGTTCGTAAAACTATAATTGATTATATTAGAACCTATTATCCAGAAGATTTCAATGACTTCATTGAGAGTAGTGAATATATAGCTCTAATTGATATTATAGCATTTCTAACTCAGAGTATGAGTTTCCGTGTTGATCTTAATGCAAGAGAAAATTTCCTAGAAACTGCACAAAGACGTTCAAGTATTTTACGTCTTGCCAGGATGCTTAATTACAATGTAAAGCGTAGCCAAATTGGGCGAGGGTTACTAAAAGTAACTAGTGTACGCACGAGTGAAGAAGTTTTTGATAGCAATGGTAACAATCTTCAAGATACTGAAATTTTTTGGGGCGATACAACAAATCCAGATTTCCTAGAACAATTTACAACTATTATGAATGCAGCCATGGTTGGTACGCAGCAGTTTAGTAATCCATCATTAAGAACATCTATAGGTGGAATTAAAACTGAAGAATATAATATTAGAACTATACCCAGTAGTATTGCTGCTTATGAATTCTCTACTAACGTAAATGGTAGAACTATAGATTTTGAAGTAGTTAATGGAACATATAGTGGTTCAAACTATCTATATGAAGTCCCCCCAGGACCAAGGGATACATTAAACTTAATTTACAGAAGTGACGATAGAGGGTTTAATAGTATTAACACTGGTTTCTTCTTTTATTTTAAACAAGGAAGCCTGCAAACTGTAGATTTTTCAATTAATGAAAAGTTGCCAAACCGTGTAGTAGAATTAAGCGTAAATGGCATTGACAATAATGATGTTTGGTTATATGAATTAGATTCACAGGGTAATGAATCAACAAGATGGACAAAAGTACCTGCGCTAAATGGTACTAACGTAATTTATAATAGCTTGAGTAAGGAAATAAAAACTTTATTCGCTGTAGAAAGTGCTGTTAATGATAGAATCAATATAGTATTTGGTGATGATGTTTTCACTACTACCCCAGTGGGTAATTTTAGAACCTATTTTAGAGTGGGTAATGGGTTAACCTATAAAATCGCTCCACGTGATATGCAGGATATAGAGATCAATATTCCCTATGTCAGCAAGACAAATACACTACAGAGCCTTACAGTAAATCTTGCACTTCAAACTACAATTTCTAATGCAAGTGCCAGAGAAAATTTAAATGATGTAAAGTTAAAGGCACAACAGCAATACTATACTCAAAATCGTATGATTAACGCTGAAGATTATCAGATCTTCCCATTTACAAACTATACAGATATTTTAAAAAGTAAAGCGGTAAATCGTACATCAAGTGGTATCAGCAGATACCTAGATGTGCGTGATACAACTGGAAAATACAGCAGTACAAATATTGTTGCTAGTGATGGTATTCTGTTTATTGACGAGCCTGTTAATAGTTTTAGTTTTAATTTTACTACTAGAAGTGACATATTCAATGTTCTTTCACGACGAATTGAACCGATTATTCAAAATAATGAAAGTTTTCATTTTTACATAAAAAATTATACTAAAAAGGATACTGCCAGTCTTAACAGTACATGGCAACAAACTACAAGGAGTTTTGGTACTGTAACTGGCTATTTTAAAAATTCAGCTGGCAATCCAGCATCAATTGGTAGTTTTGCTAGTAGTAGTTTGAAGTATGCTAATACAAATAGTTTACTTAAATTTGTTGCTCCAGCTGGTAAAGTTTTTGATATTAATAATACTATCATAACTGGTTCAAGTGGAGATTTGAATACTAAAGATTATATTTGGGCAAGTATTATTAAAGTTGTTGATGATGGTACAAATCAAGGCGTGGGTAATCTTAGAAATGGCACAGGCCCAGTGACTATGAGCGAGATAATTCCAACAGGGGCAATACTTTCTAAAATTTACCCTGTGTGGAACAACACGCTAACTAGTCAAAACAAGTCAACTATAGCAGACAATATTGCTACATTTAAAACTTTTGGGTTACGATATGATTATGAAACTGGAACATGGGAAATTATCAGTAGCCTAAATCTAAACCAAAGTACAACTTTTAGTCTTACAAATACTGGAGATCAAAGTAATTTAGGATTAGACAACAGTTGGTTTCTATTATTCACAAATGATGGTGCAACCTATACTGTAAAATATAGAAGTACCACTTATACATTTGAAAGTGTAAAGGAAACTCGCTTTTACTTTGACAGCGATCTAAAAGTTTTTGATCCCGTATCAGGCAAAACTGTTAAGGACACTATTAAAGTTTTAAAAGTCAATAACAAGCCTGACAGCAGTTTGCCTATAGGTTTAGATATTCCCCTACAAATAGATAAAGCATATATTGAATCAGATGGGTTCACTCTTAATGAAAAAATTAAAGTAACCTTTCCTGACAGTGATAGTGATGGAGTGCCTGACGATCCAGAGGTTTTTGAAACAATCGTATCTCCTGATACAAACAGTGCCAGAAAAGTAGTTTTTTATACAACATACCTAGATTCGGCAGGGTTTACTAGATACAAACCAGTAGTTGATTCAACTATAGAAACAACATACACCACAGAAAGTGAAATAAGAACTATACTTGCTAGTTATAGTCTAGGGCAAATATTTTATGCTTCAAGTACAGGAGTATTTTACATACTTTATGAAGCTTCTGGCGGTACAAAAAATATAAAGATTACAACAGATTATATAAAGAAAACTGGAAGAAATAATTTATTATTCCAGTATAGTCACAATGCGCCCAATAATAGAAGAATCGATCCAAGTCCAAGTAATATTATTGATCTTTATATTCTTACAAGACAATATAACACAGATTTTAGAAATTGGGTAACAGATATCACTGGCAGAGTAGAAAAGCCTACTAAACCTTCAACACTAGAGTTAAGAGATTCATTTGGCAATCTTGAATCCAATAAAAGCGTTAGTGATGCTCTAATATTCCACTCTATAAATTTTAGACCATTGTTTGGCAGTAAAGCAGATGCTAGTTTACAAGCAACATTTAAAGTAATTAAAAATCAAGCTACTTTAAAAAGTGATAGTGAAATTAAAGCAAATGTAATCAGAGCAATTAATAATTATTTTGCTCTTGAAAATTGGGATTTTGGCGACACTTTTTACTTCAGTGAATTAGATGCTTATCTTCATCAAGAATTGTCCCCAGATGTTCTTAGTATTACTATAGTACCTAAAGACACAACCAACGTCTTTGGTAGTTTACTTCAAATTACAAGTGCAAGAGACGAGATCTTTATAAGCAGTGCGACAGTTAATGATGTAGAAATTATTTCTGTTATTACTGCTAGTCAATTGACTGCATCAGGAACAGTAGTAAATGCCGCATCTGATAATCTTAGTGTTGAAAGCGTAAGTGCAGGAAAAAGCTCACTTTCTACAACTGTAAATACAGTGACTAACAATACAAATATTACTAACACTGGATATAATTACTAATGGCAACTCGTAAAAGTCAGACTTTTTTACCAGAAGTTTTTAAAACTGAACGTAACCGTAAGTTTTTAAACGCTACTCTAGACCAGCTAATTAGCGAACCCAGAGACACAAGATTTGACGGTTTTATTGGCAGAAAGTTTGCTAAGAACTATACAGCAGGTGATGGATATCTTAGTGAAATATCTACTGACAGAACAAACTATCAATTAGAGCCTGGCGTAGTCTATAGAAATAGTGAAGGTACTGTAGAAAGTGCAAGTTCCTATATAGACTTTTTGAATAATATTAGATACTACAACGGTAATACAGAAAATCCCAATGACCTATTCAGCCAGGAATACTATAACTGGAGTGGCTTTGTAGATTTAGATAAATTAGTCAACTACGGAGAATACTTCTGGTTACCCGGTGGTCCTGACAGAGTTAATGTTTTTGGCAACACTGTAGATATGACAGAGGACTATACTGTTTATAGAGAAGGAACAACCTATTCACAAATACCCTGGGATACAGTAGGATATGATTCTACTACGTTTGATGAAGAAACGAGTCAAGTTGTTACAGGTCAACCCGTATACAGATTTAATAACACTACCGCAACCAGCAACGAAACTCTCTATCTGGCTAGGGGTGGCACCTATACATTTAATGTAAGTCAGCCAGGTATCCCCTTCTGGATTCAAACAGAGATAGGATTAACAGGTATAAGTTCTGCACAACAAAACGTAAGCACGCGAGATGTTGTCGGTGTAAGTAACAATGGTGAAGACGTTGGAAGAATCACATTCAATGTGCCAATGAAGGATGATCAATCCTTTTTTACAGAAATGACAACTGCTGCTTCTGTGGATTTTTGTTCAACTCTATCATATAGTCAAATACATAACCAGGTCTATAGTAAATTCGTTGATACGTATGGTGGTATAGATACATTTACTGAAATAAATGGTAAGACTCTTGTATTTTTAAATGACAGTGAAGATGAAACTTTATGGGACGCGGGATCACCATTTGACGGATATCCATTTAGTCAAGCAGGAACTACTTTTGATGCGACTACCAGAATATCACTTAGTCAAAGATATGATGTGTATGCTATTGCATTAAAAGATATTGGCGGAACACAGACTATTACACTTACAAGAACTACAGCAGTTCCGCAGGGTCAAAAAGTTAGAATCAAGCAAGGCAAAACTTACGGAAATCGTCAGCTATGGAAAAACACAAGTAATAAATTTGAACTTATCCCTCCTTTAACATCACTAGCAGACGAACTCTATTATCAGGATGGCGTTGATTCAACTCGATTTGGTCGCATTGTTCTTATTGATGATGGAAAAAGTTCTATTATTGACGTCGTTAATGATGTTCTAGGAAAAGAAAATTATACAAGTCCCAATGGTGTCATTTTTACTAATGGCCTTAAAATAGAGTTTGACACAACCGTTACACCAACCAGTTATCAAAACAAAACTTATTATGTTGAAGGAGTTGGGTCTTCAATTACTTTGACTCTAGCAAAAAGTTTAACTACACCAGAGCCTTTTACAGAAACCCTGGAAGAACCTTATGATAGTGTAGTCTTTGATTCAACAAACTATGATGGTAGTTCAAACAGTCCAGTATTGCAAGACTATATAGTTGCCAACAGGAGTTGTGTTGATAACAATGCTTGGGCAAGAGGAAATAGATGGTTTCATAGACAGGTTATTGAAGCAACCGCCAAATATAATAAGTTTACGCCTGCTGTGGATGATACTGCAAGAGCTAAACGGCCAATTATTGAATTCACTCCAAACTTGTCCCTCTTTAACTATGGCGTTTATAGTATTGATCCTGTATCTGTAGTTGATGTTACTGAAACAGATGCTCTGTCAAATGTAAATGGTCAGACCGGTTACTTTAGTGACAGTATAGATCTATTGCCTCAGATGACAGTTATATTCACGGCTGATCCAGATTTAAAGAACAAGATTTTTAGAGTAGATTTTATTGACGAAGATGCTAATGCTAATACAAGAAAAATTATAAACCTTGTTCAAATAGGCACTGTGCCTAATGACAGTAATGTAACAAGTATACTTGGTGCTAAAAATCAAGGCGTAGTTTTTTATTATAAGAACAGCACGTGGCTCAGAGCACAACAGAAAACCAAGATTAATCAAGAACCATTGTTTGATGTATTTGACGGCAATCATAAAAGTTTTGGAGATACCAGTGTCTATCCAAGCTCAACTTTTTCTGGTTGTAAACTTTTTAGCTACAAACGAAACAGTAATGCAGCAACTGATCAGGTTTTAGAATTTGGTTTAACCTATAATAATTTTGAAAACATTGGTGACATTGTTTTTGAGAACAATTATATAAAAGATACATTTACATATGTAAAAAATACAGGGTTAACCAAAGTTATTGTAAGAAGTGGCCACGTTCATTACATAGACAAAAAGACAAATAAAAGAAGTCTATTGAATGGTTGGACACAGGTACTAGAAGATAGCAAGCAGTTTCAAATAGTAACATATACTGTTGCCTCTGAACTTTATACCTTTGAAATTGGAGCGAAACCTAAAGACACTGTAACAAGCAGCCTACAGGTTTTTGTTAACAGTAACTTTATATCAAACAATCAATATAGTATTTTAAATCAGAATGAGAAATACTATGTTGTGTTCAAAAAGTCGTTAACTAAAAATGATGTTGTAACATTACGTGTATTTTCAGATACAATAATTGAAAATGGGTACTTCGAGATACCAAAAAATATAGAAAATAATGCTAACAATGATGATTTTGAAAATCTATCACTAGGTCAAATTCGCAATCATTTAATTATAATAACCAACAACATTAAAGAATTTGAGGGTAGTAGTTTAGGATCAAATAATATAAGAGATTTAAATTACAGAGTATATCCTGGAAAAATTTTACAGCACAGTGCTGGTGCTATATTAGGACAATATCTCATTACTAGCGATGAAGCTAATATAATTGATAGTCTAATTTATAGTATGGAGGAATATACTAGATTCAAGAATAGGTTTATAGAGAATATAGATAAGTTAGATCTTGACTATAGAAATATAACGAAATGTGTTGATGATATTCTCTTGTTTATGGTCAATAACAAAACAGTATCTTTCCCCTTCTATTATTCTGATATGGTACCTTGGGGCAATACTTTTTCTACTGTTAATTTAACAGTTGAAGATATCAAAGAAAGAGTATATGAATTCGGTAGTCAATTTGACTTAACTAGCATAAGTCAAAGAGCAGTAATTATCTATCATATAAGAAATAATGTTAAAACACAACTGCTCGAAGGTGTAGACTATACCTTTGATACTATTAATGCCGCGTTTATTTTAAATGATAGTTTTGTCACTTTTCTTAATGATAAATTTGAAATTAGAGAATACACTAATACAGATGGAAGTTTCGTGCCTCCAACTCCTACTAAATTAGGATTGTGGAAAAAGTATACACCTCGTAAATATATTGATAATACCTACAGTGTGCCAAAAGAAGTATTACAAGGACATGATGGAAGTATTTGGGCAACTTATGGAGACATAAGAGACGACGTTATACTTGAATTTGAAAAGCGTGTTTATAACAATATTAAGACACAGTTTAGAAATGATTTATTTGATTTTGACTCAGTGCTTTCAGGTTATTGGAGACCCAACAGCTCTGTATCACTAAGTCGCGAACTTTCAATAATAAGAAGTTTGTATGGTAAATGGGCTATCAAAAATAGAGTTGATACAGTTGAAAATACTACATGGAATGAGACTAATCAATTTTCATGGAATCACACTAATGGTACAACCAAATTAGAAGGTCGTAGAGTTCCGGGTTTCTGGAGAGGAATATACAAATGGTTTTATGATACTGATACTCCACATTTAACTCCATGGGAAATGTTAGGGCATAGTCAAAAACCAAGTTGGTGGGACGATAGGTACGGTGTTGCACCATATACTCGCGGTAATAATATTTTATGGGAAGACATTAGAGACGGAAAAGTATATTCTAGCGCAGTTACTGATACCTATACTGTTAATAACAATTATAAAAAGCCTGAATTATTAGATTATATTCCAGTCGATGATCAAGGTCGTTTACGCTCTCCCACCGAATTCTTAATCAAGGATGTAACTTCTGCGAATAGCGATGATGCATGGCGTTTTGGTGATTATAGTCCTCAGGAGACTGCTTGGAGAAGGTCAAGTGAATGGCCATTTGCAATACAAATAATTAGTGCTATCAAAAAGCCAGCAAAATATCTAAGTTTGATGTTTGATACTGGACTTTATAGCAAACAGACAGAGTATTCTCAGATAATAAAAACAGACAAAAGCTATAGACCAAAGTTAGGTGATTTCTATATACACGGTGTTGCAAAAGAAAATACTACTGAAGTAAATCGAGTAGAGGGATATAACCAATTTATCTACAACTACATAGTAAATCGTGGTTTGTCTATTGCTGATACTCAAACTAGAATTAGAAACTTAACACTAAATCTAATGTATCAACTATCAGGATTTAGTGATAAAAAGTATCTAAAAATTATATCCGAGCAGGCTACGCCATCGAGCAGTAACAAAACAATATTTTTGCCAGACGAAAACTATAACCTTATAATGCATAAATCTAATCCATTAGAAAGAGTAATTTACTCCGGCGTAAAAATTTCGATTGTACATAGTGGATATAAGATAACAGGTTACGATATAGAAAATCCGTTTTTTAGAATAGTGCCAAGTGTACGTGGAACTGATACAACAACTGTAACTGTTGGTAATCAATCAATTAAAATTTTTAAGAATTTTATGGATGCTTACGCAGATGTTCCCTACGGGACAGTACTCAAATCCAAGGGACAGGTTGCTGATTTCTTAAATGCTTATCAAAGGTATTTAAATGCCAAAGGTATGAAATTTGAGAGTGTAACAGAAAAAGGCGAACCGCAAGATTTTATTCTTGGGGCAAGGGAATTCCTGTTTTGGACAGATCAAAATTGGCCTATTGGTAGTGTATTAGCAATTAGTCCTGCCTATGATTATTTGGAGATCGAAAGACCATTTACAACGACTGATGACTTTTCTAAATCAAATACTTTAAAGGATCAGAATAGTGCATCCATACGTAAATCAAACTATAATGTATCACGAATAGATAATCAAACTACTATCACTGTAAATACAGATCAAAATGTGTTGTATAGTGCAAATGTAAGTCCTATTCAATATGAACATTATGTTGTTCTTGATAACAAAACTATTTTTAATGACATAGTATATCAACCTGAGCTAGGAAATAGACAGGATAGAGTAAAACTAGTAGGATTCAAGGCTGGCCAATGGAATGGTACATTACATGCACCCGGTTATATTTTTAACGACAATAAATTTGAAATATGGCAGCAAAATAAAGACTATAAAAAAGGTGACTATGTAAGTTTCCGAGACAAGGTATATGCAGCAAAAGTTAATCATGGCGGAAAGACAGTCTTTGACTATAACGATTGGGTAGTTAATGAGTACATGACCAATGGTCTACTTCCTAATATTGCTACTAAGGCTGAGAGTTTTAACGAATTCTTTGATGTTAACAAGGTGAATTTAGAGGTTGGAACTTCAAAAGCAGCTAAAGGTTTAATTGGTTTTAGGAGCAGAGGATATTTAGAAAATCTAGGCTTGGACGATGTAAGCCAAGTAAAGTTTTATCAAGGTTTATTAAAAACTAAGGGTACTCAGGAAAGTATAAACAAATTAGTTAAAGCTAATCTAACTAACGTTGATCAGGAAATAAATTTCTATGAAGAATGGGGATTTAGAGTTGGTGAATTTGGAAGCATAGACAGTAACCAGGTTATATCTTTCATTGTTAAAGAATCTAAGAAAGAGAATAACCCAGTCATTATTGAACTATTAGCTGATAGCACACAGAAAACTAATCAAGACTATATTTCATTATTGAAAAAAGATTTACTTACTGTTCCTAACGAATATTCTAATAAGTTTTTAAATGTACGGTCTGCATATACACCAAATAGTGATTTAACTTCTGCTGGATATCCTAGACTAGATGATATTGACTTTACAGTGTGGGCATCAACAGATTTAAAAAATTTAAATCAATCAATCAACAAGATAGGCAGAGGCAAAAAGATCTGGATAGCTAGAAGTCCTGGAGATGAAAATGTTTCTCCTGATTGGACTGTATACAGAGTTTCAGAAACAACTGTTGAAATTACTAGTGCTGTATCAAGTACTAACGGATTTATTACGTTTAAAACAAGTGGAAATCACGGCTTTAAACTAAGTCAACAAGTATTAATTAAAACAACAGATGTATATTCAGGCTTTTATCAAATAGACAGTATACCATCACCAAATAGCTTTGTTGTCAAATCCGATATAGAAATAGAGCGTCAGCAACTAAGAGATCCTGTGTTTAAATTAACAAGATCAAGATTTTCAAGCCTATCAGATATAACTTCCAGCACACCAGCTTTTGGATGGAATAAAAATGAGCTTGTTTGGATTGATGATGATTCGAATAGTAAATGGGCAGTGTATAAGAAAGATGAACCCTGGGCCAAGCAAACATTTAAAACCCTTAATAGCAAGATAGGAAATGCTTATCTAGGCCACAGTATTGCTATAGGCAATCAAGGTATAACCGCTGCTAGTGGCGCCCCCAATGACGGAACAGGTTCTGCGACATTTTTTGCTATTGATGAAAGTAATTCTTTCATTGAAACTGGAATTATCACACTAAGTGATAAGAGCGGACTTGTAGATGATTTTGGTACCGGTTTAGGGTTAGGTGGATCATACGGTGCTGTTGGTGCTCCTTCTAGTAATAGTTCAAAGGGTTATGTAACTGTTTTCAAAAATCAGGGAGCCGGATCTTATATTCAAACGCAAGCAATATCAATTAATGGTATAGCCTCAGGCGCACAATTTGGTACACAGATTAAAATTTCAAAAGATGATCGTTATATGTTTGTTAGTGCCCCTGGTACAAATACAGTGTATGTATATGCTTTAAATGATATTGCTACAAATAAGAATAGTATAGATAATATTAGTGGTGATGGGATTACTGCCACATTTACATTAAACTTTACGCCTTTAAGTGTTAACAGTATATATTTACAAGACAACTTGGGTAAAACTTATTTCCCCTACTTAGATTACACACTTAGCGGTAATAATATTACTTTTACATCAATTCCAGCAAACGGTCTAAAAGTTGTTGTTAGACAGGAGACTCATTATCAATTAATAGAAACTATTACTGGTAGTGATTCTATGAGTGGAGATAGGTTCGGAGAATCAATTGATATTGACAACAGTGGTAGAACACTTGTTGTTGGCGCCCCTTATGCAGAAGTTGCAAACTCTGCAAGTACGGTATATCAAGACGCAGGTGAAGCGTATGTTTTTAATATGACAGTAGAAGCATTTAGTTGTAATGGTACTACTAAATCGTTCACTACAGAAACCAATCTTCCAGGTAAGTTTTATGTAGAAGTTGACGGAGTTTTACAAACACTTACCTCAATAACAGACCCTGATGATGGTGATGGAAGTAGTATAAACTATTATAGTGTTTCAAGCAACACCATTACATTTAGATATACACCAACCGCTGGTAGTACGGTAAGAATATTTACAGGCACATACAAAGAAGTACAAAAGATAGATCAAAATTTAACAGATCAGGCGCCATCAGACAGTGAAAATTTTGGAAGAAGTGTGGCAATAGATGCTTATGGATCTATTATAGCTATAGGCGCACCTGGAGAAGATGAACTTAATCCTAACACAGGAAGTGTATTCCTATTTGCTGATTCTGGAATGAAGTTTGGTAACATAACAACAGAGTCAGGATTTTCTGTAACCAGCGGGGACACAATTTATGTAGATGACTTTAAAGTTACAATGTCATCTACAAGTAATGATCAAGCTAAATTGGTTTCTGATATTGCTAATGCTAATATTGTTAATATAAGTACATCTCTTGTAGGCAGTAATGCTTACATAAGCAGTGCGAATAATACAACTAATAGGTTAATGAGAATTAGACCAGGCGTTGGGTCTAGTTTTAAGACAAGTAAAATAACACCATTTAGGCTAGTGCAGAAAATCAATCATCCAGCCGGATTTGAAAATGAAAACTTTGGTACCGCAATCGCCTTTAACAAGTTTGAAAATAATGGTTATTTAAGTCTGCAAGAATTAGTTATTACTAGTGATGTAGCAAGTACGCTATCACGTACAAGATTTGATTTAGACAATGACACCACTAGCGTTAATTACGGCAAATACTTGACAACCTTTGATTCAGACAGTACAACGTTTATTGATAGAAAGACACAGAGTGGAGCAGTTTATACATTTGAACAACTACTACCCTCTGGTACTGCGAGTATTACTAATCCTTTCAAATATGGGTTTATACAGCAACTTCAAAGTGACGACATAAGTTATTTGGATCAATTTGGTTACAGTGTAGCATATATGGATTCTAAACTTTTTGTTGGATCAAGATTAGATGATACTTCAGCAGTTAATAGTGGCACAGTTTATGAATTTGTTAATCCATTGCGTAAGAAAGGCTGGCAGCTTTATAGAAATGAAGTTGAGAAAGTTGATATAGGTCTAATAAATCGTACAATACTTTACGATCGTAGTAATGATATAGTTACAAATTTCCTTGACTATATTGATCCTTATAAGGGTAAACTTGTAGGACAAGCTGAAGCTGAAATTAACTACATGACACCATATGATCCAGCAGCCTATACCACAAGTCCTGACAACAGTAGTGGGCGTTCATGGGATAATGAGTATATTGGCAAAGTTTGGTGGGATCTGCAAACCTGTTCAATTATAGAATATGAACAAGGCGATATAGATTACAGGGCAAATCATTGGGGGCAATTCTTTCCTGGCAGCTCAATTGACGTATATGAATGGGTAGAAAGTGATGTGTTGCCCAGTGAATATATTGCAGCGGGATATGAAGGAACACCAAAACATGAAGATGACACCTATTATAGCTCAACTCAACAATATAACACGGCTACTAATAGTACAACAACAAAATATTATTTCTGGGTAAAAGGAAAACTCAGTGTTCCAGAAGCAGATTTTAGGAACATTAGTATACAATCAGTTGCTAACCTTATTGCAGACCCTAAAGGTCAAGGAATTAAGTTTGTTAGTTTCTTATCTCAGAGCGCACTTTCTCTTACAAATGTAAAAGAAAATATTAGTGGCGACAATACTGTATTGAGTATTAACTATGATGTTGTTCCCAATGAAGGAATTCTTCACAGTGAATTTGATATTGTTTCTGAGGGAGATAGTGCACAAAAAATTCCATCTAAAATTTGGAATAAGCTAGTAGACAGTATGGCTGGAACAGACGCGACAGGAAACATTATTCCAGATCCTACATTAAATGAGTTTAACAGGTATGGTATATTCATAAGACCAAGACAAACACTACTAAAGAATAGGAGAATGGCTATTAAAATAGCTGTTGATTATTGTAACGATGTCTTTAAAACGATACCAATAGTTAGACAATCACCACTTACTGGTCTGTTCTCAAGTCAACTCCAGCCTACTTCACAAAGTGGTGAATGGGATAAAAAGGTCAACAATATTGATGAAAGAGATTATTTAAACGTAAACACTCTGTCTACTGGATATAACGTTCTTGTAGATAAAGATGAATCATTAGATAATAATTGGACAATTTACACCTTAAAGGCAGACAAGACCTGGTTCCTTACTAAGGTGCAGTCTTTTACTACAAGTGGATATTGGTCATATAAAACATGGTATGCTGAAGGATATAACCAAACTACAATTCCTCATTATCAAGTGAAAAATGAACCTGAACTTCTTACTTTGGATGCTAGTGTGGGTCAGACAGCAAAAGTTTTAACTAATGACGACGGAAACTTTAGCTTCTTTGAATATACAAGATCTAATACCTGGAAAGAAGTTATTATTGAAAACGGAACAGTAGAATTAAACAGTAGTTTGTATACATTCTCGACCTCAGATTTTACAAGGAATGTTGGGTTTGACGATGATATATTTGACTTTAAGTATTATGATAATGTTCCTTTTACTGAGATAAGAAGTATTCTTACAGCAATAAAGGATGAAATATTTGTTGATGATCTAAGTATACATTTGAACAAGTTATTTTTTAGATTAATTGAATATGTACTCAGTGAAGACACTGGTATAACAGATTGGATTTTCAAAACTAGCTTCTTAAAAGTTATCCATAAATTAAGAAATCTAAATCAGTATCCTACATATAAAAGCGATAATAGTCAGTTTATTGAATCATATATTAACGAAGTTAAACCTTATAAGACAAAGATTCGCGAATATATTACAAAATTCAATGGAACAGATACCTTTGGTGGTGACATAACAGACTTTGATGTTCATGCTTTTTATGATGAGAAGCTTCAATATTTTAGAAAACCAAGTGGCGATTACTCCGGAGATGAGATACTTCAAAAACAAGGACTTAATAAACCTTGGAATGACAATTATAGTCTTAGAGTTAGTAGTTTAGTAATTCTTAATCAGGGCACTGGATATATTATTGATCCTTCTATAACTATCAGTGCACCTGATCTTCCAGGCGGTGTTACTGCAACTGCGAGAGCAAGAACAAATTCAGATAAAATTATTGAAGTTATCCTACTAGAAAACGGTAGTGGGTATACTAGAACTCCAACCATCACTATTACTGGTGCAGGAACGGGTTGTATTATAGCCCCACGCATGGAAAATATAACATCAAGAGAGTTTGATGTCACCATTAAGTTTGATAGAATTACCTATAGTTCTATAGTAAAAGACTGGACTGCCAATACAACATATGCTTATGAAGATATTATCTCATATAAAAATAATACTAGCGGTGAGCAGGAAGTTTATAAGTGTATTGTTACTGGTGGATTTACTAGCGGGTCAACATTTAGTACTGAAATTTCCAATGGAACGACAGTACTTGAAGTATACAGCGATGAGTTATTAGCCTCTAATGCGGACAGGATAGCAGCTTATTATGCACCAACATCTGGTATGCTAGGTGACGATCTTAATCTTCTACAGCTAGGTACTGATTATACTGGAAATAGAGTAACTGGTGCTGGGTTTGATTTAGAGCCTGGGTTTGATCAGGGTAATTTTGATACTATAGGCTATGATGATTTTGACATTGATACTGACGGACTTGCAGTTTTAAGTGGGACAAGCTCATTAGATACTATAATAAGAGGAACCTTTGCGGATTTAGCTCTGGGAACTCGCCCAGAAGATATAAACATTGACGGTGGCAAGTTTGTTGATGTCTATAATAGTCATGCTCCAGAAGAGGTTATACCAGGAATTATTTTTGATACCCTTGACATGGAAGTTTATACTGATCCTAGTAATGACTTCGAGTATGACGGCAGCAGCTTTGAGGTTATTAGTAAAGTTTATTCTGCTGATGGATCAACAAAAACATTTAGTTTTGCCAGCAGTCAAGCAAAAGAAGATGTGGATTTTATTAGAGTTTGGGTAGGTGCTACACCACAACGCAATCTTACCCTTGATTATTTTGATAGAACAGTAACACTAGAAAATACTCCAGCTGCTGGTAGTGCAGTTTACATTTATGGATTTGGTGTTACAGGTGAAAAAATGTCTCACGAGGAGACATTTATTGGTGACGGAAGCACAGCAGGATTTGTTTCCGGTATACCAATTGCCAATGCTGATCAACAACTTGTACTTAAAAATGGTATAAGATTAGTTAAGGGTATTGATTACACTGTTAATGACAGTGATAACAAAGTTCTTTTACAGTTTACTGATGTACCTGCTAATAGTGATCATATACATGTCTTTATGTATGATCAGGATGAAAGCAGACAGGCATGGACTGAGGTTTATACTCAGGAAATTACATTGGTATCCGGAACAAAAACATATGATCTAGAAAAAACAATACAATACACTCAGCCATTTGAGGGTAATGTAGTAGTAGAACTTGGTAATTTAAGATTACGTCCAAGTAATGCAAAACATTATGTTGCTGATGGTAGTACTTTAGTTTATAGTATACCTACTACAGCGGGAGAATTGCCAACACTTGCAGATGGTGATATTAGAGTAACTGTTATAAGTCCTGACGATAGAAGCACTCTTAATCCTGTTACCAATAAAACACCAAATATAGACTATTTTGTCAATCCATCAGATGGCAGCAGTGTTAGAACTATTGAGTTTTTCAATCCGCCCAGTACTGGAGATACAGTTATTGTAAGTGTCCGAACTGGTGATTATCAAATTGATGGTAATATAATCACTTTGGATGACACTGTTTCATTTAGTAACGGGGATAAGTTATATGTTACTAGTTTTGCTAATCATAATCCTTTAAGAATTCAAACCAAGGTATTTGAAGGACTAGGAAGTGAAATTGTTAGTTCAGAAGTAGGATTTGATGATGTAATATTTGATAGTTCGGGATTTGATGGAACAGCTATATCTGGACTAAGCACTTTTGAATACACTATGGATAGGAATATTACTAACACTAACTACCTGTGGGTAACACTCAATGGCGTCAAACTGCATGCTGGTGAATACACAATTGTTGGTAATAATAAAGTAAGTCTATCTGGGCAGAGTGTAACATCTAATAGTATAATAGTAATTACTAGCTTTAGTGAAAATGTTATTCAACCAACAGTTGGTTTCAGAATTTTGAATAATATGTTAGGTGAATGGGAATATAGAAGACTTGCGAAGGACTTCAGGACAGAGCTTGCTAAGGATCTGTTACCAACTGATACTAAAATATATGTACAAGATGCAACTAAGTTGCCATTGGCAAGGGTAAATGACAAACAACCTGGCGTTGTATATATAGGTGCAGAACGAGTCACTTATTGGGAAATAAGTTATGAAGACAATTATATAACGAATTTTAGACGAGGAACTAGTGGAACTTCATTTTTCCCAATTCACAGAAAGATGACTCCTGTAATTGATGGTAGTCTTGCACAGGAATTACCAGACACTAGTACCCATACTAAAGTTTGGTATACTCAAGGATCTACAACAGCAGCAAATGGTTTAGGTTTGCAATCCTCTTCTACAATTAACGCAAACTTCCTTAAGGATAAAGAAGCTACAGTTGGTAATTATTTACGTGAACTAGATAGTCCTCGATATGTTGCTGCTGATTATGTTGAAGAAGATTATGTTGAAATCAGAGAATAAAAAAGTGTATAAATATATCAGAGGACTAGTAAAAAATGGCAATCACTCTTAGAAGTAGTAAATCTACACCATTGACATTTACTGAAATGGACGGTAACTTTACCGATCTAAACACGCGACTTAACACAGTTGAAACAACGTATGTTAAGACTATTAATGGCGTAAGTCCTAATTCTTCAAACGCTCTTACATTAACTACAACAAATGTAACTGAAGGAACAAATCTTTTTTACACTGATGCTCGTGCAAGAGCTAGCATTAGTGTTACTGATAGTGGCGGTGATGGTAGTCTAAGTTATAATAGCACAACCGGTGTTATTACATATGTAGGTCCAAGTGCTAGTGAAGTACGTGCACATATTAGTGCTACATCAGCAACTGGCGTTACTTACACTGCTGGTACTGGCGTTATTGCCCTTGCAAGTATTCCTAATTCAAGTATTACAAACAGCACAATCACAGTCACAGGCGACAGTGGAAGCACTGCTATTGATCTAGGTGATACACTAACTGTAACAGGCGGCGAAGGTATTGATACTGCACAGAGTGGAGACACATTAACCATAAGCGCAGAAGATGCCAGCGATAGTAATAAAGGTGTTGCAAGTTTTAGTTCAGATCACTTTACAGTTACATCAGGTGCAGTAGTACTAAAAGTGGACGGAATTGACGATACACTAATTGACTTCGGTACAGGCGCGGGTCAGGTTGACACTGATGTACTACCAGAAGGCGGAACAAACCTATACTACACAAATGCTAGAGCGGATGCCCGCATTGCCGTCGCATCATTAGCTGATGTTAGTGATGTGGATTATAACGGAGGTCCAGTTTTAAACTATGTTCTAACCTGGACAGGTAGTGGCTGGCAACCAGCAGAAGCGCCAGGCGCAGCAGGCGGTGAAGCAAACCGTGCTGCTAACCAAGCAGTAGCAAATAGCGTAGGCCTATTCAAAGAAAAAGCCGGCGTCGAACTTAGATTTAGAAGTATTACCGGCGATAGTAATATAGTTCTTACACAAAACGCAGATGATGTAAACATTGCACTTGCCAGTTCACCAGAGTTTGGAAACATTAAAATTAACAGTGCTGCAAACACTATTGAAAATACAAGCACAAACGCAGACTTGATCCTAGCACCTGGCGGTACAGGTTCAGTGAAAATAGATGGTAACTTAGAACCCAATGCTGATAGTACCTACACTTTAGGTGCAAGTGGCAATGAATGGTCAACTGCATTTGTAGATACTGTTACAGCAAC